CACATCGCTGCGCCGCGGCAACATGTTCCCCGTCATCGATTACGGCGTGCTGGACGCCGAGATCGGTTACTGAAAGCACACCACATGGACTTCCCCAAGGAAATCGATCCCGAGCTGCTGGTGGACGTCGAGGACGACACCCAGGCTGAGATGGATCCCGAGATCGACCCAGAGCGCGAGGCCGAGATGGCGCAGGAGCGCCTGCAGATGTTCGGCTACAACATGGCGCGCCAGCGCGACGAGTGGATCCGGGATCGGTATTCCTACGGCGTGGACAAGCGCTGGATTGAGGACCAGGACCAGTACGACAGCAAGGACAACATCGCCAAGGCCGCCAGCCAGATGATGACCAGCGTCGAGCAGGGCTACCCTGTCACGACGCAGATGGCCAAGCCCAACCGGTCCACCGTGTTCATCGGCATGACCCGGATGAAGACCAACGCGGCTGAGGCGCGCCTGGCCGACATCCTGCTGCCCACGGACGACAGGAACTGGGGCATCCAGCCCACGCCCGAGCCGCATGTCATGGGTATGGTCATGGACGACCGCATGGCCGGCGACAAGCTCACCGGGCAGCCGATGGTTGACCCTGAGACGGGGCAGCCGCTGCGCGTCAAGGACGTCGCGCGGGCGGCGCTGGAGGTGGCCCGGCGCAAGGCCGACGCCATGCAGACCCGCATCGACGACCAGTTGACGGAGTGCGACTACAACGGTGAGCTGCGCAAGGTGATCCACGACGCCGCGGTGCTGGGCACCGGGGTGGTCAAGGGACCGGTGGTCACCAACCGCGTGCGCAAGGCCTGGCAGCCGATGACCGACGCCATGGGCCAGACCGTGCAGACGGTGATGATCGTCGAGGAGCTGGCACCGGCGAGCTTCCGCGTGGACCCGCGCAACGTCTTCCCCGACCCCGGCTGCGGTGAGAACGTGCACACGGGCAAGGGCATCTACGAGCGCGAGAAGCTCACCGCCAAGCAAGTCCGCGACCTGGCTAAGCAGCCTGGCTTCATGCGCGAGCAGCTGCGCAAGGTGCTCGAAGAGGGGCCCAAGCGCTCGGCCACCTTCCAGGAGCTGCGCGACGAGGACCAGCGCGACATCGCCCGCGACACCTACGAGATGTGGACGTACTGGGGCGAGGTCGAGCACGAGGACCTGCGCAGCGCCGGCGTCGACCCGGGCGAGGAGGACGTGCTGCGCACCATCTCCGCGTGCGTGGTGATGATCAACAGCACCGTGGTCAAAGCGTTCCTGAACCCGCTGGAGGGTGGCGACATCCCCTACGACTTCTACGTCTGGGAGAAGGTGGCCGGCTCCTGCTGGGGCTACGGCATCCCGTACCTCATGCGCAGCCAGCAGAAGGTGCTCAACGCGGCTTGGCGCCAGCTGATGGACAACGCAGGCGTCAGCTCGGGCCCGCAGATCGTGATGAAGCCCAGCGTCATTCAGCCGGCCGACAAGCGCTGGGAGCTGAGCTCGCGCAAGATCTGGTTCGCCACCGACGACATGGACGACGTGCGCAAGGCGTTCGCCACGTTCGAGTTCGACTCGCACCAGGCAGAGCTGGCCAACATCATCAAGATGGCCACCGAGCTCGCCGATGCGGAGACCGGTGTGCCGATGATTGCGCAGGGCGAGCAGGGCGCTGCGCCCGAGACGGTCGGGGGCATGACCCTGCTGATGAACAGCGCCAACGTCGTGCTGCGCCGACTGGTCAAGCAGTTCGACGACATGATCACCCGGCCGCACCTGCGCCGGTACTACGACTACAACATGCTCTACGACGAGGACGAGAGCATCAAGGGCGACTTCAGCGTCGACGCCCGTGGCTCCAGCGCCCTGCTGGTGCGCGACGTCCAGAACCAGGCGTTCCTGAACCTGCTGGCCGCGGCGGCCAACCCGATCTTCGGCAAGTACATCGACCCGAAGAAGCTCTTCGAGAAGGCGCTGCAGGCGCAGCACATCGACCCGGCTGAGGTCTTCAAGCCCGAGGACGAGATCGAGGAGATGGAGGCCGCCGAGAAGCAGGCGATGGCCCAGGCGCAGGAACCGGCCGATCCGAAGATCGAGGCCGCGCGCATCCGCGCCGAGAGCGACATGGCCAAGATTCAGGCGCAAAACGACGGCGACGCCGCGGAGCTCAACACCCGACTGCAGATCGCCCAGGCCAACATCCAAGCGCGCCGCGAGCAGATGCAGATGCAGCGCGAGATCGAGATGATGCGCTTGGCCAACCAGCAGAACGTCAGCCTGGAGCAGATCAAAGCCAAGCTGGCCGAGACGTCGATCCGCGAACGCGGCAAGAAGGAACTGTTCGCGGCCGAACAGCGTCTGAAACTCGTAGCCGGATCGGGTATCTGAACCCTAGAATTCGACCCCAAGACAGGAGCACTGTATGCCCAATCTCTATATCACCGAGTTCGCCCAAGAGGGCATTGACGCCCTGGGCCGGATCGTGCCCGTGGCGAAGGTGCCGGCCGTCACCGAACAGAAGGTTGTGTTCAGCACGAGCACGCAAAGCGCCACGCTTGATCCGCAGACCACGCTGGTACGGCTGCACGCCGACGGCATCTGCTCGCGCAGAAATGTTTCCAGTACCGACCCACGGCTTGATGGGGGCGATGTCGGGTGCCGACATCTCGGCAGGCGTTGCGTTGGCGCTGGACTTCATCAACGGCGCCACCAGCCTCGACCCCCGCATCACCTTCTCCCGCACCACCAACGCCACGCTGACGGACAGCACGGGCAAGATTGCTTACGCGCCGCACAACCTGCTGACGAACAGCGAGGATTTTGAGGCGTCGGCTTGGGTACCTTCAAATACGTCCGTTACAGCCAATAATGCTACCGCTCCTGACGGTACATTAACGGCAGACAAGCTGATCGCCAACACAACTTTGGGCGGGCACTTTACTGGTCAGAGCGTTACTACAACGGCTGTGGCGCACACATTTAGCGCGTATCTGAAGGCCGCTGGATATAACTGGGCTGTTCTGTATCTGGGTGGACCAAACGTAGGCATTTTTTTTGACTTGTCAAACGGCACTACCGGTTCCACTTTTATAGGTGCGCCAACAAGCTCTTCAATTACCGCTGTTGGAAACGGGTGGTACAGATGTTCAATTACTGCCACCTTGTCTACTTCCGCCACGCCCAGAATTTACATAGCCTCCGCAGATGGGCCTTCTGCAGGATTTGCAGGTGACAATGTTTCTGGCTTGTTTGCTTGGGGAGCCCAACTCAACGTAGGCGCACTCCAGAGCTACAACTCCACCACGCCAAAGAACCTGCTGGGGTTTACGCAGGAGTTCAACAATGCGGCGTGGACGAAGAGCAACTCGTTCGTGCAGACGAACCTGGTGTTGTGGTCAGAAGACTTCAGCAATGCGGCTTGGATCAAAAGCGCAGGTGGCACCGGGTCAGCGCCTGTTGTAACAGCAAACGCGGCAACCGCTCCAGACGGCACAACAACTGCTGATCTTATTTTGTTCAACAGAGGGGCGGGTAATACTGGATCTGACCAGTCGGGTCTTAGTTCATCGCCTTCCGTTGCGAGCGGAACACATACGCAGTCTATATGGCTCAAAGCGGCAACCGCCGGCGATGTTGGAAAACAACTTGCTTTGAGAAACGTTGCTGGAGCTGTTTACTTGACGGTAACCCTAACCGCTGATTGGGTTAGATACACACGCACAGAAACAGGGGCAATCGCAAATTTTGAGATTGCAAATCGCGGGACGTTCACGGCAGACAATTCTGTATCAGCCCACGTTTGGGGCGCTCAACTCGTCCAAGGCTCCGTCCCCGGCGATTACCAAGTCACGACCTCTGCTGCTGCGGCGGTGCAGTACAGCGATCCAAACGGGACTCGGACGGCGGATAAGTTGGTTGAGGATGCAGCCACAGCGTTCCATTACGCTTTTCAATTAGCAACCCCTTCTAACTCAGCGCCATACACCGTTAGTTTGTATGCCAAAGCTGCCGAAAGAACTCGACTGCGAATAAGTGGTAGCGCATCAAGTTGGGCATCTCAATCAATTGCCGTTTTTGACCTCTTAAATGGGACGGTTGTCACTAATAGTGGCGCGTTTACAAGTGCAAGTATTGTTAGTGTTGGTAATGGGTGGTATCGCTGTACAGCAACAGGCTTGTCAAATGCAGCGCCAACACCCTCTCAGGAGATGGTTCAGATAGTTTTGGTTAGCTCCGGAACTACGGCCTCCTACACCGGCGACGGCACCTCTGGCATCTTCATCTGGGGAGCCCAGCTCAGCAACAGCGCCAGCGTGGACCCCTACGTCTACAACCCGCAAGCAGCGCCCACCAGCACGGCCTACTACGGCCCGAGGTTTGACTACAACCCGGTGACGCTGGCGGCTAACGGGCTGCTGATTGAGCAACAGTCAACCAATCTTCTGTTGTGGTCTGAGGATTTCAGCAATGCGGTTTGGGTGAACAACGGTGGAACCGTAACGTCAAATGCGTTAGTCGCGCCTGATGGCACAACGACTGCGGATTATTTGGTTCGTTCCACAGCATCTGGTGATGGTAGATATCAAGCAATATCTGCTGGAACATCTGGAGTTTTGACAGCTTCAATTTACATCAAGAAAGACACGGCGGTAAATTCTGCCATTTGGATTTACGACGCTACGGCTGTAGCGGATAGAGCGTTTGCGACCATTACTTGGTCCGGTTCCACTCCGACACTTACGGCAACAGTCGGCACTGCTGGAACACCCATAGACGCTGGTAATGGTTGGTGGCGTATATCAATCACCTCAACAGCGCTAGTTGGGGCGAACACCAATCGCCTCTACTTGTTGCCAGCGTACACCGCTTCTAGCAATGGACAACAGACGGCATTCTGGGGTGCCCAGCTGGAGTAACCAACATGATGGAACACGACCTCGTAAAAGAACTGTTTGACTATCGTGATGGTCACTTGTACTGGAAGAAGAAAACCAACAAGAGACACAGCATCGACAAGCCCGCTGGGACGATCAACTCCCTTGGCTACGTTGTCATCACGCTCAACGGCAAGAAGATGCATGAGCACAGGCTGGTGTGGTTGTGGCACGGCAAAGAGTTGCCTGTGATGATTGACCACATCAACCGAGACAAGTCAGACAACAGGATTGAGAACCTTCGCGCTGCTGACTACATCACCAACTCGTACAACAGCAAGCTGAAGACCGACAACACCTCTGGCGTCAAAGGCGTGAGTTGGTGCAATACCTACAACAAGTGGGTTGTGCAGATTTACGCGAACAAGCAGAAGATTTCTAAACGGTTTGACCTGATGCAAGATGCCATTGACTTTGCCAAGCAAAAGCGCCAAGAGTTGCATCAAGCATTTGCCTGTGAAGGGGTATAAAAATGGCAGCATTTGCTACATCGTATATACCGACACAAGCCTCCCAAGTCACCCGAGCAGCGGACAATGCGTCGATGCTGGGGGATAACTTTGCGACTTGGTTCAATGCGAGTCAGGGGACGTTGTACGCGGAAGCCACAAGCAGTGTTCCTAGTTCCGATGCAGTGGTTAGGTTTGCTGCCGTTGTGTTTGACGCAGCTAGCTACTCAAATGCTTTGAGACTTGAGCGTCTTGGTGGTTCTGCTAGGTATGTCCAAACCGTGAGCGGAGTAAGCAACGTAGCAACCGCGACTTGGAACGCGGGCGATACGGTTGCAATAGCAGCGGCATACCAAAACAGCAATAACGCAGCAGCGTTCAACGGCGGGGCAGCACAGGCTGTTGCTGGCAACGTGCCGACGGGGCTTGTAACTCTTGGCATAGGCGGCCACGGCACGATAAGCGCTAACAGTCTTTGCGGGTATGTGCGCTCCATCAGCTACTACCCCACGCGCCTGTCCAACGCAACTCTTCAGGCCATCACAGCATGACCGACGAAACCCTAACCGAGCCCATCGTCCAAGAGGGCTACTGCGACTACATGGTTGTCTTCGCTGATGAGGATGAGGCTATTGCAGTCCTGTACGACTCAGCAACGGACAACGAAGGCAACGTGACGCTGACGCCGCGCTTCACTGCGGTGGACATGATCGGCACGATTTACGAGCCTGCGCCTGATCCGGTGCCTGAGAACTACAAGCCGCTGCCGTACACGGGCTACCACGCCAACGTGCGCAACATCGGGCCAGCGCCTGAGCTGGATGCGTTTGTGGTGAGCCCGACTCCCGTAACTCCTCTTCGTGTGTGGGCCTGAAGGCAGAAAGATCGTGAACGTGGCCATGACTGACTCTGACTTCCAGCGGCTTGAAGCCAAAGTGGACAAGCTCACCGACGCCATCCAGCGGCTGATCCTCATCGAGGAGAGGCAGTCCAGTCAGGGCGAGCGGATCGGCAAGTGCGAGGCCTCGATCGCCGTGCACGACACGATGATCCACAAGACCGACAAGAAGGTCGACCAGTGGATCAACCGCGGCATCGGGGTGTGGGTCGCGGCCACCATGCTCTTCGCGGTGGTGCAGTTCGGCGCCAAGTTCATGGGGAAATGAAGATGGGCAAAGCAGGCGAGCTGATCGCGATGGTCTTTGTGGGCCGCGACATGGCGCATCGCGCCCACCTGAGCACGCGCAGCTACGCTGAGCACATGGCGCTCGGCGGCTTCTACGAGGGCATCATCCCGCTGGTGGACGGCTTCGCTGAGGCCTACCAGGGGCGGTTCAACGAGCTGCTGGACATCCCGCTGGCCGACAACGACTTCGAGGGCGAGATCGGCGACGTGCTGGAGCAGCAGATGTCGTGGATCGAGGACAACCGCGAAGCCATCGCGCCGCGCAGCGAGAGCGCGCTGCACAACGCGCTGGACGAAATAGTGAGCCTCTATCAAGCGACGCTGTACAAACTGCGTTTCCTATCGTAGACTTTTTCGCGGCAAGGTGCGTCCATGATCGACTACCAATCCGCCACCTGGCATCTGCTGCGAAAGTGGGCAGATGAGCAGCTAAGGCGGGCCCGCGAGAAGAACGATTCCGCGGACTTGGACGCCACAGAAACCGCCGCCCTGCGCGGCGAGATCCGACTACTTAAAAGATTCCTTGATCTGCCCAACGCGGCAGCTCGGGACCTAAGCGTGCTGCCGGACGAATAGTCCCGCCGCACGATGGCAAGCGAGCCACCTTCGGGTGGCTTTTGTGTTTTCTGGAGGGCATGAAGTGGATGAACAGCTGACTCAGGAGCAGATGCAAGAGCTCTGGAACGAAGAGGCCGAAAAACTTGACGCCGGCGAGCAATTGCCCGCGTTAGAGCTACAGGCCGATGCGCCAGCCGCCCAAGAGGCGCCGCCGCAGGAAGAAGTTCCGCAAGCTCAAGCAGCAGTCCCGGAGCAGGCAGCCGATCCGCTCGCCGGTCTACCCGAGGAAGTGAAGGCGGCTCTGGCCAAGATCACGCACCTTGAGCAGGCCAATGCCCAGTTGCAGCACAAGGTCAATTCGGCCGAGGGTCGAGTGGCTGCGATGCAGCGTGAGTTCCAGCAGGCGAAGGTGGCGCAGCAATCCGTTGCCCCACAAGACGCGCCGACGCAGGGACAAATGGCTGCAGCGGCCAAGAACCCGGAGAAGTGGGAATCACTCAAGAACGACTTTCCTGAGTGGGCTGGTGCGATGGAAGAGTACGTCGCGTCCAAGCTCAGCGGTGTGCAGTCGCAAGACAAGCCCGGCATTTCGTCGGATTTGGTTGTCGAGTACGTCAGACGAGAAATCGCTGCCGAGCGCGAGACGATTGCCAAGCGCATCGAGGAAGCCAAGGTTGAAGGCAAGTACGACGACTGGCGCGAGACGGTGAACACACCGGAATTCGCGGCATGGTTCGCACTGCAGCCAGCCCAGACGAAAGCGCTCGCGGACAGCACTGCTGCCAAGGACGCCATTCGGCTGCTTGATTCGTACCACCAGGCCAAGGCCAAGCCCGCTGCCGAAGTGAGGCAAGAGCGCTCAGCGCGACTTGCAATGGCTGCAACAACTCGCCCGGGGCAGACACCGCCACCCAAGACGATGGGTGACATGTCGCCAGCCGAACTCTGGAACTACGAAGCCGCGCAGCGTGAGAAGACTCGCGCAGCCCGCGGCTACTGACCACATCAACCTCAAAGGAACTGAACCATGTCTATCCAAAACTACGGCACCGTTGCGTCGCGAAACCTCATTCGCGCGGCGCAAGGCATGCTGGAGCACGCACAGCCCATCACTGTTCTGGGTGACTTTGGCACCCAGCGCGAGATGCCCCAGAACTCGACCGACACCCTGGTCTTCCGTCGTACGCTGCCCTTCGGCGCTTCGACCACCGGCACGACGATCGAGAACAGCCAGCGCTACGTTGGCACGCCTGACGTCACGGCGTCGAACTTCGTGCTGGCTGAAGGCGTCACGCCCAACGCCAACACGATCTCGTTCCAGGACGTGAGCGTGCAGCTGCAGCAGTACGGTATCTTGTTCAAGTACAGCTCCAAGGTCGAGCAGCTGTACGAAGACGACATCCCTGGCGAGATGGTCAAGCTGACTGGCGAGACCCTGGCCGAGGTGATGGAGCTCGTGCGCTACGGCGTGCTGAAGGCCGGCTCCACGGTGATCTACGCCAACGGCTCCAGCCGCTCGGCCGTGAACACCGCGATCAGCCTGAACGCCCTGCGCAAGTCCGCTCGTACGCTGGAGTCCAACCGTGCTCGCCGCGTGACCAGCCGCCTGGCTCCTGGCGTGAACTTCGGCACCCGTGCTGTGCAGCCCGCGTTCATCGTGTTCTGCCACACCGACGCTGTGAGCGACGTGCGTAACCTGCCCGGCTTCACCCGGGTGGAAGAGTACGGCTCGTTCAAGCCCATCCACGACCGTGAGGTCGGGGCTTGCGAGGACTTCCGCTTCATCAGCTCGCCGCTGCTCAAGAGCTTCGCCGCTTCGGGCTCCGGCACGCTCAACGGCATGCTGTCCATCGGCGCCTCCAACGTGGACGTGTACCCCTTCATCATCATCGGTGAGGACTGCTGGGGCCAGGTTGCGCCAACCCGCTGGGCCAGTTCGGCTACGTGGGTGCTTCGACATGGTTCGCCACGGTCCGCCTCAACGACGCCTTCATGGCTCGTATCGAGGCCGGCGTGACCGCTCTGTGATGATCCGGGGCCAGGTCACCCTGGCCCCACCACTCTGAAAGGAACGTACATGGCTACTGAATCCGTAGCAGAGCGGGTTAATCGGCTTGCTGACGGCATCGACCGTCAAGAGCTGGGCATCCTGCTGACCGCCATTGTCGACGCGCTGCAAGCCGTCGGCGCCAAGCTGGACGCGGACTCTGGTGTCGGTGACACCAACTACGCCGCGACCATCGCCACCTTCGTCAAAGACTAAAGGAACCTGAACCATGTCTTACAACATTGAGCAAATCAACAGCGGCTCCGTGTCGCTGACCGCCGCCGGCTTGGCCGAGGGCACCAACGCCAACACCTACAAGACGACCAACACGCTGGCCTACACGGTCAACGGCGTGTTCAAGTCCAAGGGTGCAACGGACAACGTCGCCATGACCGCCGGCGTG